AATCTTGCTGTTGCATTTGGAGAGCGTGCAGCTACGGCGGAACACTTGGCCTTGACGGCTGAGCGTATCCTTGGCGGGCTTAGGGCAGCGCGGAGACTCGATGTCAGATATATGGCTAAGCAGTTGCGCATGAATCCGCAGATACTTGAGAATCGGTGCAGGAGAATCCTGTCCCGCAAGTATAATACGGTTGATGGCAAGGTGCATAGTCTCTGGCTCGAGGCACAGTACGGTTGGAAACCTATGCTCAGTGACGTATACGGGGCGACGTCCGAACTCATTGACCGTGATGAACGGTTCAAGGATCGGTACACCGTCTGCTGTAGCGCCAAAGATGAGCAGTTGGTGACTTCGTACTCCGAGCCGGCATTGACGACAGGATTTGCCTCTTTGCAGGTAGACAAATGTCGCATGACGACTCGGACCAGGTTCCGTTGTTATTGCCGCTTTGACTGGGCTCTGGAAAATCCTTTGCTCGCTTCTCTAAGCGATCTTGGGATCACCAACCCGGTTGAGGTGGCATGGGAACTGGTTCCGTTTAGCTTTGTCGCCGACTGGTTCGTTCCTATTGGTACCTATCTTTCCGGCTTGGATGTCGGAAAGGGATGGTCCTTTAAGGGCGGTTCCATGAGTCGACTCACCCGGAGCAGTCGGCGCTTCTATGTTGGTCAGCCTAGGCTGAACTCTACAAGCGCCCTTCAACAGGTAGGTAAGAACTACTCTCCTGTTAATTCGCAGAAACTGGTCAATTTGCAACGATCAGTTTATGTGACTCCTCCGCAATCCTGGCTACCCGAGATTCATCCCTTGAGTGCGCTAGGTCCAGGAAGTAGAATGGCCAATGCAATTGCATTGCTTGGCTCTTTCTTCCGAAAGTAACGTGGTCTATCCCATTGAAGGGACGATCACATAACCCGTGACCCAGGTCACATAAAGTAATAGGGGATAAACGTGGATATCACCACGATCACCGTTCCAGATGCTGCAACCACTCCCGTCAATCATACGTTCGTTGCGAACAAGATTGACGGTGACACCGCTCGGTGGAATGAGAAAAGTGCTTCGCATGCCAGTGGTTACTGGACGCTTGCACTCTCTCTCCGTGACCCTGCAGGATCCAATGGCTCGCGCGTGTATCGCAGTCAGATGAGTTTCAACATGCCCATTCTGATCACGGAAGTGATCAATGGTGTGAGTCAACCGAAAGTTGCTTACACCATGCGGGCGAACGTTGAGCTCATTCTGCCGCAAGACACGACGCTGCAGAACCGTAAGGACTTTCGCAAGTTGCTTACGGGGCTCATGAACGACAATCTGTACAAGAGCGTCGTCGAAGACCTCGACCATGTCACCTGATTCCACCGATCAAAAGATCGAAAGGTGGGGCAAGTGGCTTGGATGGGTCGTGAGCTTGCTCTCGCTGTTGGCCTCGCGGCCTCGGCGCTAGCCTCTGCACAACCTTCCTCAACTGGAGTTTTAACCCGTGAAGAAGAAACGAAGAGCTGCGGATTCTTATCAGGATCTGTACCGTTACGATGCTTGTATAGCCCCAGGTATTGCACAGCGAATGTTTACGTTGTGCGGTACGGAGTTCTCCAGAAGTATCGCCGAGAATATCAAAACTGGCGACTTTCTGAAGACTGTGTCTGCTTCCGTCAATCCAATGGATTATACGAATGCAGATACGTTTGGCCGGGATTACCTGTCTGCAGAAATGATGTCCAAGTATCCCGCATGGGACTTGGGTGTCGATTTGCAGAACGTGGCCCTGACCAAATTCTCCGAGGCTGAAAGACTTTGTAAGGATACGAATCGACGCCTACTGTCCTCTCTTGGACGTGCCACTGTTGGCATTCCAGCGCATCCGCTTTTGTTAGCGGCAATGCGGAAAATCGAGAGGTTGTTAGGTCCGTTCTCGTGGCCTGAGGTCTTCCAGTTCTCATACTGGGGTCGTGGCGCTACGACCCGACTGGGTCGCTCCAAGCGTGACGTGTATTACAAGTTTAGAGGTATACCTCACGTAACGCACGACTTGTTCCCGATCGCACAAAAGATGGTAGCTTCGGTTCCTGGATGGAACCCGGGCTATCTCGAATGTGTGCTAGGAAACAAGGTTACCACTGTCCCGAAGAACGCTAAGACGGACCGTGTCATTGCGATTGAACCTGAGCTAAACTTAATTGTTCAACTCGGAATCGGTCGTATGCTACGGAAACGTCTTAACAGAGTAGGTCTTCTCCTCCCAGATTCGCAGCAGCATAACGCTATTGCGGCTAAGGAAGGGAGTATAGACGGTCGGTTGGCAACAATCGACCTGTCTATGGCGTCTGACACTGTTTCTTTCGAAATCGTCAGATCGCTCCTGCCTGCCAGGTGGTTTGAGGCTCTTGAGCAGAGCCGCTCTCCCTCTGGAGTTCTTCCCTCTGGTGAACGAGTCGTTTACCAGAAGTTTTCATCCATGGGGAATGGCTTCAACTTTGAGTTAGAGACCCTGATTTTCTGGGCCATCTGCTCATCGGTGTTAGACCAACATGGATGGAAGGGTCGTCAGCCGCTCGTATATGGGGACGATATTGTCGTCCCTACCGAGTACGTGGAACACATATTAGAGGCTATCGCTCTCATCGGGTTTATCCCGAATGAGAAGAAAACTTTCTATAGTGGTCCATTCCGCGAGAGTTGTGGTAAACACTACTTTAGCGGGGCTGACGTTACTCCTTTCTACGTCCGTCGACCTGTAGACAATATCAACAGGCGGTATTGGCTCGCTAACTCCATCAAGAGGTGGAGTCGGATGGCGTACGGTCTCGATGGTACTTACTCGTCGGTTTACGACGAAGTGGTATCTTCGATTCCTCAGCAGCTCCGATTCCCGATTCCTGATGGCATAGGCGATGGTGGCCTCATCGTTGATTTTGACGAAGCCACGCCTTCGAAGGCCCGAAAGGGCTTAGAAGGTTACCGGTACCGTTTTGTGACTGAGGTCGAACCTCAGCTTCAACTCGACGATCATGCCTTCTTACTCAAGGCGTTATACAGCCTTGACCGGAAGGGTCCCGTAGAGAGCGATGTGTCTACCCTTTCTGTAATTAAACCTCGGATGAAACCGAAGTTTAAGATAAGAAATGGGATAGCACCACAGTGGTCACACTGGGGCCCTTGGATCAGTTGATCTAGGGTTCCTTCGTGTGTTTTCCGGCTGATAAATTGCCGGTGGGAACTCCTTTATTTCTAAAGGAGCGAGG